TCTGCCAGGAAATGGAATTTGCTGTGGAAGAAATCAGCAGCATTGAAAAGATGCTGATGGGAGAACGCCTATGAAATACCTACTATGCCTTGCGCTGGTAGGCTGCGCCAGCGACCCGCCAATGACCCATCAGCAATTGGTAATGGACAAGCAAATCCAATCGATGGGCCGGTCTGAGGTCATTGATGCTGTCAAACAATGTGAAACATCCGGCTTGCGGGCAATCACGGTGTTTGGCAAGCGCAAGATCAATGGCTACACCGCCGAAACCATTGTTGATGTCACTTGTGGCCCACGCTATTACTAATGCAAAAAATTAGGAGCATAAAAATGGACGACCATGTAAAACCTGACCGTGAATTGGAAGAATACGAATGCCCCGAATGCGGGCGAGACTGTGGGCAAAAAGTCAAAGGCGAAGTTGGCACTTGCTGGCACTTTTATTGTGAATATTGTGGAATTGATTTTGGGGGTGACCTATGAAAAATATTGCATCAGCTTTGGTACGCGCCCAGCGCGGATTTGCACCGGCGTTAAAAACGTCCACAAACCCGCATTTCCGGTCAAAGTACGTTGACCTTGCCGGTTGCATTGAAGCGGTTGTGGATGCCTTAAATGCCGCAGGAATAGCCCTAATTCAGCGCACATCTGAGAACAGCACCGGCGTGACTGTGGAAACCGTGTTTGTCCATGAATCAGGCGAAATGTTGGAGTGCGGCAAGCTGCACGTTCCTGCCAGCAAACAAGACCCACAGGGATATGGCTCGGCATTGACTTACGCCAGGCGTTACAGCCTGATGGCGGCGGCTGGAATTGCGCCGGAAGATGATGATGGCAATGCAGCATCTAAAACACCGGCTCCGAAAGTGTCAGCGACCAAAACTGACCTTGTGCCGCCCACCCGCATGGCAGTCGTTGCAGACGTTGCGGCAGCCATTGATGAGCGCATGAGCGCCAATGACCTAATCGGTGCGTTTGAAGAATATTTAGGCGTTACCGATGTGGAAGAAAAGACCGCTTTGTGGGGAATGCTTGACAGCAAAACCCGCAGCAGCATTAAGAAACACGCCGAATCACTTAAAGGGTAATCATGTCAAAAACAAAAATGGAAGTCACTTGTATTGTTGGAAGTTACACCAATGCCGAGGGCCAGCAAAAAAACCGTTACCAGCGCATTGGGTCAATCATTCAAACGCAAAAAGGCGAAATGCTCAAACTGGATGTGATCCCGTTGAAAGATGGCGGTTGGGACGGTTGGGCGTTTCTGAATGAGCCACGCCCACGCGAGGAAAAATATCAAGGCTTGCCAAAGGAGAATGATGATGACATTCCGTTCTAGAAACACCGATCCGGTAACAAGCCACATGGCGGCAGCGCAAGCCTATGACCTTGCCAAAGATCACGCCATCATCATTGTTGATTGCCTACAGCGCAATGGGGCGCTGGGCAAAGATGGCATCATGCTGTTGACCAAGCTGGACAGAAATCAAATCAGCCGCCGGTTGCCTGAATTGGAGCGCCAGGGGCTGATTAAGCAAACGGGCCAGTTGGTCAAATCATTGTCAAACCGATTGGAACGTGAATGGGCATTTCAGCCACAACAGAGGTCATTGCTATGAGACTGATTGAAACCTTTTTTGCCCTTGTTGGGGTTAGCGTAACGGTCATGGTGACAACCTTTTACATTGGCTACATAACCTATTGCCCGCCTTGCGGTAACGCGCTGGCGGTGTTTACGGAGCATTGCAAATGAGCGACGATGACGATACCGGAGACATGATTTTTAGTTTTATGTTTGTTGCAATCACCATACTTGCTGTGACGTTTGTCGTGGGCGGTGTTGTCAGCGTTGTATGGAGTTTGTTCACATGATTCAAGTTATTTTTGTTCCTGTGCTTTTTGTGTGCATGAACCACAATTGTGAATTTATGCAAGCGCAAAATTGGTTTAAGACTGAACAACAATGCCGTGCTGCGGTAGATGCACAAAAGGAAAATTTGCAAAAAATGGCGCTCAAAGGCGGTCAGATGGTCACGCTGATTGAGGGCACTTGCATCACACTACGAAATGGAATGCTATGACCGGATACGATTCAAAGCGGCAGATGGCTGCGGACAAGATGCAGGAGCCGTGGAACGAAGATGAATGGCGCAGAAATAACTGGCGGTGTGGGCATGGCTGGTTGCGCGGAGAGCAATGCGAAATCTGCAATGCAGCACAGCCAGCGCAGGAGCCTGACTACAGCATTTGCCCAACTTGTGGGGGTATAACTTTAGACCCGATTGTTCCTAAATTAGAAAGATTTACCCCACCACAGCGCGAGTGGGTAGGGCTGACAGATGATGAGATTGACTATCAAGCCAAAAAGGATGACCACGGGGCTTACTTTGCTTTAGGCGCGTTATGGGCAGGAGCCAAACTCAAGGAGAAGAACACATGAGCTACATCGTTGCGGCGTTACCGCCATTGAAATGCTTTGTGCGGCGTGAGTTTTTGCACAACTTCACCAAAGGCCACGGCGAACTGGAGCCAGCCATTTGGGTCAGCATCAAAGCCTTGCGCGGGCAAGTGTTTCGAATTGAATCGCTGCTGCCAGCTTATGGGGCGTTGTACGACAAGCTGCCCATCCACGCCTATGTGTGGAAAGCCGACCACGGTGATCTGCCCATTGACTTTTTGCAGTTGTGGGATTGCATGGGTTACCGGTTTACAGTTGTGGAAAAGATTGCATTGCGCAACCTAGGCGTAAAGTTTTTGGGCAAAGACAAGCAATGGCATCACGGCACATATCTTTTCACAGTAGATTTTTGCGCTGATGGGCAAGACCTTGACACCGGTTTTACAGAACAAGCTGAAGAACACAAATCGTTCAATTTCATGCGCCTAGAAAACGGGCAGTTTGCTTGCCAGCCAAACAACCGATGTCTATGGTATGACCAAAGCCTTGTGCCTGCTGAAACAAAGTTTCCTGATTTCCAAGCCGCGCAAACTTTTTGGACGGTGGACGGAACACGCAAGTGGTCGGCTGGCGACGATTGGTTTTACGACATCAAGGAGAAGAACGGTGATTGACTATGCAAGACCCTGCATGAACGCTGAAAAGGCGCTTAAAGACGCGCATTGGGCCGTGTTGGACAACAAGCTTGACTTGGCTATCAAATTGACTTTAGAGGCGCTTGTAGAGGTTTCAAAGATGCACGCCGCATTGGTGCATCAGGCCAGCATGGAATCCGCTGCTGATTTAACGTGATCCACTCGGGCCAGCCAGCCTTTAAGAAACTTTTGCTGGCTCGGGTTGGTTGTTGCCAAGCCAGTGTAAAACCGCTGTTTTTGGTCGGCAAAACTGGCAAGTAGCCTTTGCTTGTTGGTCACAGCAACTCTGCCCAATGTGCCGCCGCCAATCACGCCGTCATCCACCGCCCCTACAGCCCGCTGGAGAAACTTTGCGGCGCGGCTGACCCCTGCATTAACGGCAAAGTCAAAAACAACGTAATCGACCGCTAAAGGCAGATCGTCGCCTTTTACCTTGTCCCAATACATGGCGCGGTAAAACGGCTTGACGGTTTCTTTGGTCAATGCTTTCATTTCGCCTGGCTTGATCTCACGCCCAAGGTATGCGCCCCATGCGCCAATGGTCACGCCCAAATTTGTTTCACCGCCACGATCATCAGGGTCGTTGACGTAGCCGCCTTCAGCTTTAATAACGCGCTCAAACGATGCATCAAAGTTTTCTTTCATGGCGTTGGCTCCTTGTCAGTTTCGCCGTGGGAAAGTTTCACACCAGCCAGCAGACCAATAAACCCGCCAACAATGGTCTGAAACGCTGGGCTAATAAGTTTAAAAATCTCGGCGTTGTCCACAACTTCGTTAAACAGGCCAGCCATCAACACGCCAACCATGCCAATCACTACAATGCACAGCGTAAAGCTGACCATCAAGGTCACAAGAAACGTCAGCTTGGCTTTCATTTAGCTGGCTCCGATTTAGCCAGCAATTCGGTCTTAGCTTGGCTACTAGCAGATGATCCAAAGTAGAAAGCCATTACGCCTGTCCATGCGGTTGCCAAACTTCCAAGCATCAGCATCAGTGCGTCCGATGTCTTGAAATGCTCTGTCATCAAGCCCAGCAAAATCCCAAAAAATCCAATGGTCACAAACACTGCAAGCAATGCAGGAATCCAGGACTTGGTGGCAATTTGCATATCACGGGCAGATTGCTTGTCCTCGGCAATCAGTTTGGCAAAATCCAAATTCATGGATTGCGCTTGCTTTTTTAGTTCAAGTTCTGCAAGCTGAATCGATGCCACTTGTTCAGCGGTCAGCTTGCCGCTGCTGATAACGTCTTGCACTTCATCGGGTGATACGCCAATGGCTTTGGCAACAGCAGAGACTGCCATGCCAGCCAGTGGGCCACCTAATGCCGTGGCAATGGTGGGAGCAACCGTTTTAAGCCATTCCATCATGTTGTCCGTTCAAGAAATAGGGTTGTGAAAAAGTAGCTCAGGCCGATTGCGACCAAGAATATGGAAATCCAAAAAGCCATACTGACGGCCTCCATTATCTGCTGGCGCTTCTTGGTCTTTGCCATAGCCGCTTCCATTTCTGCCTTCTTGCGCCGCTGAATGATGTTGTTGCGCTCCAGCAGCACGTTTTCCCATACATCTGCATTGCCCGACCAAATGAGCGTGTTTTTCAGTTCAGTTTCGGCTTCTACAAGCTGCTTGGCCTGCATCACCGTTTCTAGCGCCTGCGCCGTGTCCGACTTGAATTTCTTGGGGTTGTTCGCCGCATGCTGAACAATATCCTTGGCTTCAAAAAACTTGCTTAAATCTGCCGCAATGCCCTGCACATCCTTGCCCAGCTTGATAGCTGCTTGGATTCCCTTCACCGCCGCTTGCGCGGCTGCAAACGCGGTAAAGGGGTCTATCATTTTTGGTTCGTCACCACCCAGCGGCAGATGCGTCCGTCTTTGTTCACAAACTCATTTGCGCTCGGCTTGTCATCCTTTTTAGGAATGCGGCAGACCAACACCGTTTTTGTTTCGGTGTTGGGCCACGGGTTTTCAGCGGAAGCTGTTTGGTCAATCATTTGTCGGCTTTTGCTTCTAGCTTGTCAAAGATGCGCTCTAGGGTTGCGTCGATTTTGTCAAACC